CTTTATTATATACTAATCTTAGTTAGTGTGTCACATAAGTATTATGGTTTGGTGTAATGGAGATAATGTATAATTGGTGGGTTTGAAAACCGCATCATGTTTTGCCATAGGACAGATGAAGAGTCATATTCCTTAGACTATAATCCGGCAATTCTAAAAAATTTGAAATTTTATGACCCCTAAGATGGCTCCATCATGTCTGATATTACCCCTAGGAAAATTCTCGATACCTATTCTCCCCATTGTAAGTGTGCTAAGAATGTGGAAGTTAGGCAGTATTAAGATATTTCGAATTCCTTGAATGAAAATTAAATATAATTAAGAGAGTATGGAAATTGCCCTTTAAATATAATACAAGCTTTATTAGGCAGAGTAGCAAAAACATTTTTGAGACCGAATTAAAACATATTGGATGAGTTCAGGTAGTTTTTAGCTTAAAGTGGGATATTTATTAAATTTAGATTAGCAATAATGGATGAGACAGTTGATTTGTCTTTTGATAACTATTTAGAACACGTTAAATCACATGATGGCAAAAAATTTAAATAATATAAGTTGTTCCATTAGAGGATCTAGAGTAAATAGTGTGAGCCTAAACTCGGATATGAGTTATTTCCTAAAAGTGGCGAGACATTCATATGTGGCCCTCATTAGCTGTTGGAGGAAGTAAATAATAGACCTAGGTGTATATGGAATCCTGATTATTTTACAAAAGTTTATGGAGGATATGTTAACTGGGTTTATCTTTAGATATTGAAAAAAGAATTCCCCGAATATAGTAGTTATCACACACTGCCATAGCTTGAGGCATTGATGACGATTGCTTTTTAAAAAGTGTAGGACCCGGTTTCAATTTCCATAGATGGTAAATCGCATGATAGTCATTAACACTGGAAATTGCTTAATGCTGTAGATCTATAGGTTGTGAGAAGTACATTTGATCTGATGAAAAAATATATACCTTGTGATGAGTAGTAATTGTAGAGTTTGTGGGTTACTTTGACTAATTTAGAGGCTAGTCCTTTAAGCTGGCTGTAAAGAAGGAAGAAGCACTCACAAAAACTATTTAGTGCGAAAGTTATAGGGACTGTATATTCTGGACATCCTACTAGAACTACATTTGGCAATACTTTACGGGTAATTTAATATATTAAATTCATTATGCATAGGGCTCGAATCCCGTAAAGCTAGTATACGCTGTTCGTCGGTGGTGATGACACTTAAATTATATTAAATAGGGCTTATTTACCAATATTCGAATAAAATTTTTGGATGATATATTCAAGGAATCTGGATGGCACACACGGTTTAGGTTAATGTGCCAAGATGTTGTAAATCAATGATGATAACACTGTAGACTTTTTGTCAAGAATTGGAATTTACCACTAGGGCAGAGTCCATTTAAGTAGAAATATGCCTAGGGTATTATTACTTTAAAATTTTACAACATCTAAAGAACCTGAGGAGGTTCTTAAAACTGCTATGTTCTATTCATTTCTGTTTTCAGGGTTTTCGTTGCAATATATATAGAACATATGTAGGAAAAATAAGGAGCTTTGGGGAAAATTAAATTAATATTGTTTGGATCACATTTTAAATTAATTGCTAAAAGTATATCCTAAATATCACTACTTACCTTTTGTACCTGAGGCTACTTTGAGCTTTAATAGAATAGCCCATGACTTATGTGGTTTTGTTAATAGTAAGGTAGGTGATTATAGCCATATTGACGTTGGTATTTTAGAGGAAGTAGCATAAAGGGTTTATGATGGAACTGAATAAAAACCTTTAACTATGTGTTATGCTGAATATGGTTATAGTAGTTACTATGATGAACATAGATTTGTAGACCTTGTAGGAGGTTATTACAACAGTTATAGTTTAGCACGCTATAACTAGATCTGTTCTCTATAGTACAAACATGGAGATAGGATCTCCACTTATTGCTCCTAATAATTAAGAAAACCCAAACCCATGCCAAGGTGGAAAGAGCGCAGAAGTGGTAACTGCCCCAAATACCCATGCTAGTTGTTTAGCTGACATAATTGAAACTTCGGTTTTAATCAATTAAGCTGAACTCTAAAAGACAATGACAGTCTATAAAACAGGCTCACGTCAGTCTGAGGACGTAAAATGTGAAATAATTGGAGCTGGAAAAGGTAAACCGCGCCCGCAAGCTCAAATTAAAAGCAAGATAAACTAAAATAAATAGCAAAAACTTCGAAGTAAACCAAAGAAATAAAATTAGAATAAACAGAAATCCAATAAGAGTTAGCAGAAATCTTAAGCATAGTAAAAGAATTTTAGAAACTACTTATCCATTAAAACCTCAAATTACAAGATAGCAACATAGAATGATATTAAATATGTAAGATCGGTTTTAAATCCTTTTACTACAGGTCCATTGAGAGGACCATCCCTTTTCATGTAGGGGACATCTCTTTTGGATTATACATTTGAAACAGATTTAAAATTCCCAGCTGGTAAACCCTATGGTGCTTGTTTAATATAACCGAATTATTTTATGCAATAGCTGGGGGTTAATGCTTTTACCTTCGTTTCGTTTGATACTTATGCCTAATATCCAACTTATTTAAGCGGCTCTACGTTAGCATCCAATATTCCAGCAGGATCCTTCTTCCAGAATCACGCTCTAGCCGGACTAGGTGGTGATATGACTTCTACAACTGCGAGATGGGTTTCTGCGCGGACGGTTCGTTTAGGAATTAGATTGTATTCAACGTCCAACAATACCATTGTATAAGGCAGGTATATGTTTGCATAAATCCCAGGAAAGACAAATGTAACGAGCGGCGTGGATGCATAAATCAATTGGCCTACTTTATAACAGTTAAGAGCATATCCTACTTCTTTGGAAATAGATGCGAAAAGACCAGGTCCTAGAGGAGCCGCCTATAATTGGGTTCCATTGGACCCACTAGATTATACATTCTAGTCTTACAATCCTAGTGATAGTGATATTACTACATTCTTGGAAAGGAACCCTATTCTAATTTCTTTTATCGGCTTAAATCCAAATGGTGAAAATCTTGCTTTATAAGTAAAATATACAGTGGAATATGTCCCTACGTTATCTTTTGAACCTTGGTCACCTCTAAGCACTTCGAAAGTAAGTCAATCCGGTACTGCGGAAATTTTCAATGACATAGATTATAAAGCTTTGTATAATTCGGTGTCTAAATCGTTTACCTCTGAAAATTTAAAGATTGCTGGTGGCATAGTTGCGTCATTGCTATGAATGAATTGACTTTAATATTTTACTTATCAATTATATATCACATTTAATCAAAATGGCTTCTAAGGTTGGCTAACTTAGAAGATATTAAGGCCAGTTATTTTTAAAGGTTTTTGTCTTAAACAAAAAACTCGTAGTTTTGTTCCTAATATACTTTTTGTTGACGAATTATAGTATAGCAGTAGAGCAACTACGTACAGAGGTCCTAAAATCTTCGTCCGTTAACTCTACAATCACTAGTTTATTTCTGTTTTATAGTGATTCTTGTAGAATTAAGCGTAGCACACGTCACACAATAAACGGAAACTAAAAACGGGATAGCCTAGATTTATATGGGAAGTTGTGGGTGCATTACCCAACTTCTTGAAGCTATCCCCCCCAAAAAAGAAATTAGAATAGGGTTCCTTTCCAAGAATGTAGTAATATCACTATCACTAGGATTGTAAGACTA